CGAACTGACATTCCTTGAAGGCGAGCAGTCTCCCGTTCTCGAAAGCGAATGGGACTTCGATAAGGATGTGTACAAGTACAAGGTTCGTCAGACGTTTGGCGTTGCAGCCATCGACTATCGCGGACTGTACAAGAACGTCGGGGCTTAGTGCTCTGGCAGGATGAATCACGGCGGGGACAGTCGTTTCCCGCCGTTCTTTGACGCACTCCCAACGGTAGCGGAATGCGACGACCCGTTTTGAAAGGTGATTACGATGGCCGGTATTGCCAATTTCCAAGAGTACGTCGATGACTTCTTCGGAACGTCAGCGACATTTCCAACGTCAGCAGACCCAGCAACTCCGTGGCTTGCTGTGGACACGTCAGCGGCTGGAACGCCGACCTATGTCCGCAACGCATCAAGCGCGGTGCTGACACTGGCATCAACCAGCGAAGTGGAGAACGTTTGCCTCGCTCATGGCGATGCGCTTTCATTTGACATCGACGACATTTTCACTGCGGAATTCCGAGTGAAGGTGAGCGGCTGCACAAGTGGCACCACGATCAGTTGGGGCCTTGCTTCTGCACGAAACGACGACCCGTCAGCAATGACGGCGTTGATTCTGTTTCAGATGGTTGGTGCGACATCAACAACGGATGTCACTTGCCAGACCGACGACAACGTCACCGACACGGCGCCAGTTTCAGCCGCAACGTCGTTGTCAACGACCTTCAAGCGTTTCACTATCGACCTGACAAACAAATCGAACGTGAAGTTCTACATCGACGGCGTGCGTGTTTGTGCAAGCACCACGTTCACGATGGCCGGTTATACGGCAGGGTTGCAGCCGTTCATTCAGATCCAGAAGACCTCGTCAGCAAACACTGACTCAGTCACTGTCGATTACGTCAAGATTGCTGCAAAGCGTAGCTAATGACACTGGCTGACCGGATAGTCTCCGATGCGGGGAATGTGTTTCTGAACTCGGATCACTTTGCCGAGACGGTGACATACTACCCGTTTCGGATGCAGCCTACAGCACGAACGGCAAGAACGATCAAAGCCATTGTGACTCGGAATCAGGTCAGCACGTTCAATCCTGATGAACAGATTGTTCCAGAATTCGAAGTCCGCGTTGCTAATGACTCGACAACGGGAATCAGCAGCGCGGAACTAAATACTGGTGGTGACCAGATTGCATTGGCTGTCCGCGTTGGCGAAACACCGACGCGACGGTCCGTGCAAACTCTGATCGAGCATGATGAAGGAATGCTGGTGCTGTTATGCCGGTGACTGTCAATACGCCTGTGGTGACTCGCATCTCGGACGAGATTGTGAATCGATTGCAGACGTTAGTTGGCGGTGATGCTGGCACGTACACATTTGCAGGCGTGGTGCGTCCGACGAAGATCATGAATTACACGCCGCAGCACGGTTTGATTGTCGTGACTCGTGGTGAAGTGTCTCGCGTTCCTGAATTGGACTGCCCTGGAAATCCGCCAGCAAACACCTACCGACAAACGTTTTTGATTCGTGTCCATGTGGCACCGTCGGAGAACGATGAAACGCCGGTCGAGGTGTTTGAGGACGTGATGGAGGCAGCAATCCTTCAGGCGATACGAGTTGATGAAACATGGTACACATTCAATGATCACGCACTGATTGCAGACTTTGGAGCACAGGTTACAACGACCAGCGACGGAGGATACGACGGGTTTGCAGTGCCATTGAATGTTACCTATCGAATCTCAGAGGGCGACCCCTACACGGTCCGAATATGATCGCCATTGAAATCAATCGTGGGCAACTTCAGCGGCTGGCAGATGCTGTGTCAGCCAGCGGGAAAAAACTCACGAAAGAAATCGCTGGTGCAATCAATCAAGTCAGCAGAAAAACAAAACTTGAAATGGGGCGCGACATTCGAAAGAAAGTTGCGATCCCGAAAGAGGAAGTCGAAAAGCCTTTGAGCATTCGGGCACAGGCGACAGAAGGGAATCTGTCTGCCGTTGTCTCGCTCAAAGAAACAAAGCGGCTTGGGTTGAGGCACTTTGGAGCACGACAGGACAAACGCGGCGTATCGTACAAGATCGACAAGCAAGGCGGGCGCAAGAGAGTCAATGGTGCATTTCAAGGACCGAAACCGGGCGTCATGCGGATGAAATGGAAGGGCAATGCGTTCAAGCGTGTTGGTGCTTCCAGGCTTCCAATTGTGCAACTTAAAGGCGTGTCGGCCTACGGCACCTACAAGAAAAATGAGATGGCTGGACCACAAGTCAAGTCAATCGAATCCGAGTTGACTAAACAACTCGAACGACGAATCAAACTCAATGTTCTCCGAGCCTCCGGGCTTGTCACAACATAGGAAGCGGCAATGCCACTACTCAGACGCAAAGCGGTGTTTGCCGCGAAGGTTGAAACCACGATCGGAACTGCCGAGTCCTTGTCGGGCACTGAAGGTGTATTCAACGCCGAGGAATTCGACATCCAGCCAAACGTGACAATGACTCGGCGCGAGGGACAAGGCGGATTCAATTACCTTGCCAGTGTTCCGGAAGGGATGACCGGCACAGCAAAGATTCGTCATGCGATCACATACAACGGTACTGATATTCCGACCTGGGCGAGCGTGCTTCTTCCGGCGTGCGGTTGGGTTGAATCAACTGGCGTGTTCTCGCCAAAGACTGAAGCGCCTGGCAGCAACGTCAAGACGCTGACCATTGGCCACTACAAGGACGGCAAGCGTGCATTGCTTTCTGGTGCGATGGGCACTTTTAAAATCGTCTGCCCGACTGGAAAAATGGCGTACATTGAATTCACGTTCACTGGAAAATACTCCAGCAACGAAACTGATACAGCGATCATTTCCCCGACATACCCGACGGCAACGGCATTGCGGTTTGCTCAGGGTGCATTGACATGGAATTCGGTGGCGTTGTGCACGTCTAACCTTGAGATCGACGCCGGAAACAGCGTGATCATGCGGGAGTGCGTGAACGCTTCTGATCGGTCAGGCTATGTTTCGGCACTTGTGACAAATCGTGCCCCAATAATCACTGCCGATCCTGAGTCTGTTCTTGTGGCAACACAAGACCGAGACGCCGCATGGTTAACATACACGCCTTATGCGTTGAGTTGCCAGATCGGAACGTCTGGTGCATCGGTTACAATTGCGGCACCAAAAGCCCAGCTCGAAAACAAGCAGCAGGGTAACCGTTCTGATATGCTAGTCGATAACCTGACGTGGCTCGCAACGTCAGCCACCAGCGTTGATGGCGAGTTGACGATCACTTTTGACTGATGAGGATTTATGCCGATTGCACTTGAGCCTGGACAGCAATTCCCGATCGTGCTCGATTCTGATTTGGCGAAACCAAAGGAATCCCAGCCGACGTTTTTCGCCAAGTCTCAGGCAATGCGAGGACAACTCAAGGTTGCAAACGTTCTGGATTTGTACACTGAAAATCCAGACATCACTGCCGAAGAGCTGTTCGCAAAAACTGTTGATGTGCTGGCAGAAGTGCTGATCGGATGGAAAAACATGTCAGGCATCGAATACAGCAAAGACGCACTAACCGATGTGTTGAACTACAGCGAAGCCCGTGAGTTGCTTCGCAAGGTGATGCACAACCAGTACCTCAGTCATGACGAAAAAAAAAGTTCCGAACAGCAGCCCTGATACGCGGCGGGATGCTGTGCCAGTCCTGTAGTGGGAGACAATGCCGCACAATCAGCACAGAACAGGAACCAATTGACATCGAATGCCCGTCCTGCAATGGGCACGGATGCGACAAATGCGAAGAAGGGTTTGTGAGGCTGAAGGGTTGCCCAACGGCATACTGTGCATCGATTTATACGGCACTTGATGTCATCGATATGATCAACAAAGGACACCTGCCGACATTAGGCGGAACGTTGGACCAGTCGGCGGGAATTATTCACGCAACGCACTGGTTCAACAACGAGGAAGCAAAGGTCAGAAATGAGCAACTCAGTCGATATCCTGATTAAAGCCGACGACCAAGCGTCAAAGGCTTTGCAGAATGTCGGCCAGACGCTTGATGCTTCCGTTGGTAAGTTTCAGCAGGCAGGGAAAAAAGCAAAAGCGGCGACCGAAATCATCGGTGCATTTGCGAACGTGACAGGCTCAACAGAACTCGCTGGTTTGGCTGGAGGTCTGGCAAGCGTCACGGAAAAGATGCAGGGATTCGCAGAACAAGCGAAGAACGGCGGAAGCGCATCGTTTGCATTTAAGGCTGGCCTTGCCGGTCTTGTCGGCACAATAGCGTTTGGTCTTGGCAAGGCCCTTGCGGACATCATCTGGAAGACAGCGTCGTTTGAAAAGTCGATGGAGTTGGCAAACAAGCAAGCGGCATCACTCGACAAAGCTGTTGGTGAATTGCAGAACCGCTTGATTGCAAATCAAAAAGAAGACATCGAACTTATTCAAGATCCTGCAGAGAAGCAGGCGGCATATCAGGCACTCATTGCAGATCTGAACAAGAACATCGAAGGCGTCAGTAAAAACGTCGAGCACAGCCGCAAAGAAGTGATGAAATGGGCGGAGTCATGGCAGATCACTGGTGACCGCAAACAGTACGCGAAGGACGCCGAAGAACAACTCCAAAAGGATCTTGACCGACTCGAAGCACTGAAACGCGAGCGCGACGAAATCGTCCGCAACACCAGCGAACGAGCCAAAAACATCGAGGCAATCAAGGCCGCAAATGCAGCCAAAGAGCGGTCAAAAGCGTTCGTCGAGGATCTGCGACGTGAGGTGCAGTATCTTCAAGCGTCTCGTGCCGAACAGATCGCAATGGATGCCGCCAAGAATGCGACAGCAAATGATCAGGCTGAAGTGCAACGCCTGATGGCCGAACGTGATGCTATCCTTGCAAAGAAGGAAGCTGAAAAACAAGCTGACGAAGAGCGGAAGCACGCAGCAGAAAAAAGGAACCAAGAACGCATTCGGTGGATAGAGGAAACGATACGCGAAAAAGAAGCTATTGAGGATATCAAGAAATCAGAGCGGGAAAGACTTGATTTGCAGCGAATTGAACTTGAGCAGGGCAAGGAAGCCGCACGCATCAAGGAATTCATGAACAAGGGCGTTGACGAAAAGACTGCAAAGGAATTTGCAGCAGAAGAGGCACGCCTGGAAAAAATGAAGGAGGAGAAAAACAAAAAAACAGGTGCCGCGCCGACAGCGCAAAAGCTGACGGCAACGGAAACTAGACTGCTGACGCGAGGATCGTCCGAGGATCAGTCGATTCAGTTGCAGCGGCAAATGGTAGCCGGGATCAATATGGTTGCTATGGCGACTAAAGAAGCAGCGGCAGAAACTGCCAAACAAACGTCAGTTATTAAAGAGAGCGGCAAAAACGGCGTTCAAATGGTGAAGCCATTATGACTATTGTTGCAGTGTCACAAATGTGGAGTCAAAACGGCGGCACAGTGACAACGCCGAAAGCTGACGCTACGGACCAGCAATACGCAATCACTGAAGCGTATCAGGTTGTTTGCACAGTTGACACTACGTTTTTCGAAGTCAAAGAGGCAACTGGCGTCCCCCAAAACGGCGATCAACATTCAAGCGGTAGGGCAATTTTTGTCACCACCGTCAATCCAGTGCAGCTAAGTCCTATTTTGTGGCAGGTGACGGTAGGCTATGAGGGAGAATCTCCAGATCCTGATTCCGTCGAAATCGAATGGTCCGACGTAACCACCACCGAACCAATCGACCGTGACTACAACGGAGACGCTATCCTGACGTTCAACGGCGAACAGGTTGACGGACTGACGATGGAAATCAGTGATCAGGTTGCAGTGATTACCAAAAAGTTTTTGACGATCGATTTACCATCAATCGCGGCGTATCGGCACGCCACAAATTCGGATACGTTTCTCGGATGGCCACCGGGGACCGCAAGGCTTGTGGGCTTTTCCGCGCGTAATCGGTACAAGTACAGCCAACCGCAAGAACAATGGACCGTTACGGCTCGCCTTCATTTTCGCAAAGGGCTAGCAGGTGCTGCGGATGCTCAGGCGTGGTACAAGAGATGGCGGCATGAGGGATTCTATGTCAAGTCAGGATCAATCGTCGTTCGCGCATTAGATGACAACAGTC